CAAGTACGAGCGCAGGAAAGAGATCGTTGCAGGCGCAGTCAAGCGCAAGTACGTCAAGAGTGGCAAGTATGCGAAGAAAGCCCCCGCGCCCACCACGCCGGTGGTGGAGCTTGACCGCGACCAACTGAAAGCGGAACAAGCCGAACTGCACGAACTCAATGCGGATTTCATCCGGCAACTTCAAGAGGCAAACAAGCCCAGGATTCAGTACATCGAGGTCGAGGTTCCTCAGCCTTTCTCCCACTACACCTTCTGGCAGCGCCTGCGTATCCTGTTCCTGGGGAGGGCAGCATGAAGTTCTTTGAGATCGAACTCAGGCGCGAGTCCTACATCACCGTTGTTGTCAGCGCCTACTCTGCAGATGAGGCAGCGGACAAGCTCCTCAATAACCTGGAGGAGTACGTCGATGGCGACCCCGACGAAGCTGACTGGGACATCACTGACATTGAAGAAGTGGGGAGAACCGAATGAAGACACGAGCATTGAAGATGGTGCGCCAGTTGTTTGCTGTGGACTACGTACCCATCCACACACAGCGCCACAACCAACGCCAATGGGTCAAGAGCGTTCGACAACTGGGTGACCGATGGCTACTCGCAAAGCCCCTCGACGTGCAAAAGAAGCACTAGACCCACCGCCCAAAGTGTGGCCCTTCCCAACGTGGAAGGGCCAGCCATACAAACCAAAGAGACAACCCAAACCCGATCCGGTGGCGGGACTTCCACCAGCACTCTTTTAGGAGAAACAAAATGGCAAGAAAAGCAAAGCTCGTGACCGAGTACATCTCAGTATCGCCCGCTCTGGCACGCCAGTGGCTGATGCAGAACACCACCAACCGCCATATGCGTGAGGACATCGCGCACCGCTACGCCAAGGACATGGCTGAGGGGCGTTGGCAAACATCACATCAGGGCCTTGCCTTCTACGAGGATGGCACGCTGGCCGATGGGCAGCATCGCCTGTTCGCTGTGACGGTGTACAACAAGCCCGTGACCTTCCTCGTCACGCGCAACGTGCCGCGCCTAGCTGCGCAGATGATTGACCAACACATCCCACGGCAGGCGCATGACGCCATCAAGATCGCAGGTGGTGAGAGTTGGATCGACCGCAACATCGTGGCCGTTGCCCGTGTGCTGCTCAACAACATGGGCAGCGATGTGCACCAGAAGTCGGTGTCGCAGATACAGGAATACATCGAGAGTTATTCGGAGCCCCTGCAGTTTGCGCACTCGCTTGCCGCGCAGCGGCGTAGGTTCCTGACGACTGCGGCAATCACAGCGTGCTACTTCTGCGCTGAGCAAGCGGGCGAATCCCGAGACAAGCTCAAGCGTTTCGGTGAGATCATGGCTCATGGCGAGATCGCAGGTGCGCACGAGAACGCTGCCATCCGCCTGCGCGAGTACCTGATTCAGGCCGGTGGTGGTGCGTGGATCGGCGCAGCACGCCTGGAGACATCCAAGAAGGTGCAGCGTGCCATCCAGTTGTTCTGCCGTGGACAGTCCATCGCCAAGCTGATGCAGCCTGAGAAGCTGATCTACCCCATCCCGCAGTGAGGAGAAAGCCCATGAATCGACTCAATCAAGACGATGGACTCGAAGAACTGGGCTGGCTTGCCGCCATGCTGGCGGCGCTGGCCTTCCTGTTCTTTTCCCTGGTGTACTTCCTGCACTGGGCAGGGTGGCTTACGTGAAGTGGCTGACTGACTGGCTTGCCGTGGCGTGGCTGCTTGCTGCCCTGGTTGTGGTGTTCCTCGCCCCGTTCGTGGTGGCGGCGGTCTTGATCACTTACTTGTGGGGGATGGTATGAACCTAAGAGAAGCAGCGCAGCAGGCGCTTGAGGCGATGACGGGCGCAGTCGATGAGTTGCCACACGCAGGCTATCTCAATGATGCCATTACCGCCCTCCGCGCCGCGCTTGCGGAGCATGATCCCGCCGTTCAACGCGACCTTGCCTTCCAAAACATGGCAAGAATCATCCGCGAGTTGAAAGAAGAGCAGCAAGGGGGGCAGCATGGATCGTGACACCATCATCCGACTGGCGCGGGAGTCCGGGATTATTCAGCCCGAGATAGTGTTTACACACCTTGAACGCTTCGCCGCCCTTGTTGCCGCTGCCGAGCGCAACCGAGCGTTAGAAATTGTTAGTGACATGAAGGAGGAACTGCAGGCCAAGTTTGAGCAGACCTACATGGAAGGCGTAATTGCAGGCGCCGCCGCCGAGCGTGAGGCGTGTGCGAAGGTGTGTGATGAGTTGGAGTACTACGAGGACGACGGCTCCATCCTTTCAGGCGAGTATTGGGCCAAATCCATCAGAGCCAGGGGCCAGGAATGAACAAACCATCTGGATCATTCCTCGCATGGGAGAACACCCTGTGCAATGCGTTAGACCACCCAAGAATTCAATCCCAAAACGCATGGGAGGATGGGTATGCGAGTGGCGTAGCAGCCGAGCGCGAGGCGTGTGCGAAGGTGTGTGAAAACTTGGCGAAAGACCGGGGGATGTTTCACCCTGACGATGAAGACTTCAAAAACGGTGTGTTGGCAGGTGCGGGTATGTGTGCTGTAACCATCAGAATGCGGGGGAAAAAATGAGCGGCGACCACAACGCAATACTGGCACAGATAGACGCGCAACCCAAGCCAAGACAGAAGGTATCTGAGAGATCAGTGCGGGTCACCATCGGCATGATGAGAAGCCTCGCACGCAACATCCCCATCAGCCCGTTCCACCTACACGCCGCAGATCAGATGGAGCGGATGCTTGACGAACTGATTCGACTGAGGAAGAAATGAACCACATCAAACTTCTCATGCAGTGCCACGCCTACCTGCGGGGGACTACTATCAACACTACTATCAGCACTTCTTCTGGCCCGCAGCCCATCGACCGCGACCAACTGGCACGCGACATCGCCAACTACATCAACCACATCGGAAGCCATGCCGAAGGCTGCTGGGCATGGGGGCCTGAGCACTACGTGTGTGCGTACGAGCGCGTCAAAGAACTACAGGAGAAACTTCTTGCTGACACCGCCAAGTCCTAAAGGCAAACGCCAGATCAAGATCAACGCCATCATGCAGGCGCAGCTAATCAAGCTGCTGCTGGAGGGCACGTACACCTGCCAGGAAATGGCGGAGATGACCGGGCTGCACTACGTGACCGTGTGCCAATACACCAGGGAGTTGCATCGCGCAGGTGCTGCCCATATCGCTGCCTGGGAGAAAGACCCACGTGGCCGTGATCTAGCGAAAATCTACAAACTTGGTGAGGGCACCGACAAGCGGCGTCAGAAGAAGACGCAGGCCGAGCGGCAGCGTGCCTACCGCACCAAGAAGAAGCAGATAAAGATCATGGAGTTGTTGAGATGCAATGCCCCGAGTGCGGCGCCAGTAGCCGAACCCTTGAAACACGAAGAGCCGCAAACGGTTTGAAACGAAGGAGATATGAGTGTCAGACGTGCACGTTTCGATTTACGACCCTCGGAACCCCGGAGAACCTGAGCGCGTATCCCAAAATGAGCCCGCACCGGAACGAGCAGACGGTAAGGACATCGAGGCAAGAGAAAGCCTACTACGAGCGAATGCGCGTCAAGAAGGAGGCGGACACTACAAGCAGTTCCAAATCGAACCCTGGGACGCCATCGTTAGCTGGAATCTTGGCTACCTGGATGGCAACGCCGTCAAGTACCTCAGCCGGTGGCGACACAAGAACGGAATAGAAGACCTCAAGAAGGCGCGTCACTATATCGACAAGCTGCTTGAGGTAGAGCAGGCGAAGAATCCATAGGGCGACTTCATGGTTAGGTAACGATGGCAAGCCTTGCAGATGCAACCCATCTTTGCCCTTGCGCAGTGTCGCCTCAGTAAATGGCTGCGCAAGACCTCCACACCTAGACCAAGGGGGCTAGGAATCTGCATCACCCCCTTACCCAAATACAGGAGCAGACATGGCCGCGACACCTGAGCGCAAGGTCAAGGACAAGATCAAGGCGATCTTGGAAAAGACAGGCGCTTACTACGCGATGCCCATCGGCAGTGGCTACGGCCACGCAGGTGTGCCCGACTTCCTCTGCTGCATCGGCGGACACTTCTTCTCGGTGGAAGCCAAGGCAGGCAAGGGGAAAACCACAGCCCTACAAGAGGCTGAGATGGCCAAGATAAAGGCCGCAGGAGGAACGACCTTCGTGATCAACGAAGACAACATCAACCAACTACAGGAGTGGCTGCATGCTAGGAGAGGTAATGAGTGAAGACGACAAGGCGTACTACGCCAGAATGGATGCGCAGATAGCGGCGATGCCGGACGATCAGCAGAAGGCGCTGATCAAGGCCATCAAGCTGATCCTGCGCACGTTCGTCGAAGAGGACACGCAAGGTGTCCTGGTGGTGGCCAGTGCCGATGGGTATCTGACCACGATGGGGCTGAACGCCAGCTTTATTGAGTCTGCGTCCATCGTCCGCGCATCAGCGGAAGTGTTTGCGGACACATTCAAGAGCAACAACGAGGAGACTAAACATTGAACCTACCTTTCAAGAGGGTGCTGGTTATTGACTTTGAAACGGCGTGGGACAGACGGGAATACACCCTCTCCAAGATGACCACGGAAGAATATGTACGCGACCCCCGCTTCAAGGCTTGGGGGTTGTGCTGGAAAGAGGTAGGCGAGGACGCCTACCCCATGTGGGTTCGCGGCGAAGCCATCGCAGAGTGGGCTGAACAGATCGACTGGTCAACGACGGCGGTGCTGGCACACAACGCCCAGTTCGATGTGACCATCCTCTCCTGGCGCTACGGGGTTCAGCCCTGTTTTATTTTTGATACGTTGTCTATGGCTCGTGCGCTGCGCGGCATCGAGGTCGGCAACAGTCTGGCCAAACTCGCTGAAGACTTCGGGCTACCGCCCAAGGGTCAGGCGGTGCACAGCACAGACGGGATGCTGGACGAGATCAGCGAGGAAGTAGAAGACGAGTTGGCACAGTACTGCGCCCACGATGTGGTGCTGTGCGAGGGCATCTTCGACCGGCTGCTTCCTGGCTACCCTGCCAAGGAGTTGCGCCTCATCGACATGACGCTCAAGATGTACACAAGGCCGCTGCTGGAACTCGATAAGGAGATGCTGGCTAAGGCCATCGAAGACGAAAGGAACGCCCGTGAAGGACTACTACATAGGCTCGGCGTGGATGAGGCTTCGCTTGCTTCAAACGAACAGTTTGCTGAAGCACTCCGAGAGCTTGGCGTGGAGCCGCCAAAGAAAGTTAGCAAAACGACAGGTAAAGAAACTTATGCGCTTGCTAAGAACGATGCCCTCTTCCAGTCGCTTATCAACGGGGACAGGGAAGATGTTGCACTCCTCTGTGAAGCACGCCTCAAAGTTAAGTCAACAAGCGAGCGTACGCGAGCGCAGCGTTTTCTGGACATCGCACATCGTGGCCGGTTACCGGTCCCGCTGAGTTACTTCGGCGCAGGCACTGGCCGGTGGACGGCAAGCAAGGGCAGCGCCATCAACATGCAGAACTTGAAACGTGGCAGCTTCCTCCGAAACTCCATCATGGCCCCGCAGGGGCACGTACTGGTTGCTGGTGACCTTTCGCAGATCGAGCCCCGTGTCCTCGCGGTTCTTTCGGATAACGAGGCTCTACTAGACGTGTTCCGTGCCGGTGGTGACCCGTATGCCGCCTTCGGCGCACAGATGTTCAACATCCCTGGCATGAACAAGGACAGCCACCCAGTAGAGAGGCAGTCCGCCAAGTCTGCGCTGCTTGGCGCAGGCTACCAGTTGGGGTGGGCGTCGTTCGCTGCGCAGCTTCTCACCGGGTTCCTGGGCGCAGCACCCCTGCGCTACACCATAAAGGACGCCAAGACCCTGGGCGTGACAGCCGCTGATGTAGACCGCTTCCTGTCCTGGGAGGACAACATCAAGCGCATGGAGAGCATCCCGCACACCTGCACGAACAAGGAACTGGCCATCCACTGCCTCGCAGCCAAGGCCATCATCGACAGGTACCGGGCCGCTTCGCAGCCCGTGGTGGCGTTCTGGAACCTGTGCCAGGAACTCATCGAGTACAGCCTGTACAAGGGCAAGGAGTACACGCACAAGTGCATCACCTTCCGCAAGGAGCAAATCATCTTGCCAAGCGGTATGGCGATGCGGTATCCTGATCTCCGCCCGGACAAGGGCGATGGTGGCAAGGTCGTTTGGACCTACGCTGACGGCAACAAGCGCGTCAGTTTGTACGGCGGCAAGGTCACCAACAACATTGTCCAGGGCACGGCGCGGTGCGTGATGACCGATGGAATGCTAAGGGTTGCGAAGAAGTACCCTTTGGTAGGCACGGTGCATGACGAACTGATTGCCGTGGTGCCTGAAGAAGAGGCGGAGGACGCGAAGACTTGGGTCTTCGCGCAGATGGTCGCGCCTGTGCCGTACCTCCCCGGCATCCCACTCAAGACTGATGTGGGCTACAACAGGCGCTACGGACTAGCCAAGGGTTAACCAACAACAAAGGAGAAACGATGACAAGCAAACAAGCCCCACCAATACCGCGCCGCATCAAAGTCGGCGACAAGATGTATTCGGTGGACATCATCCAGTCGATGCAGCGTGCGCGTGAACGTGGCCGCATCTGGTACGAAGCCGGTCGCATCCAGATCGGTCAGACCAGCAACGTCGATGGTCGCAAGTACAGCGACATCCAGATGAGCGAAACCTTCTGGCACGAACTGGTGCACGCCATCCTCTACGAGATGGACAACCAGTTGCATCGCAACGAGAAGTTCGTGCACGATTTCGCCATGCATCTCGCCAAGGCCATCCAATCAGCGAAGTTCAAATGACAAAAGTTACATGGTCACACAGCAGCCTCAAGGACTTCGAGGGGTGTGCTCGCCGCTACCACGAGGTCAAGGTTCTCAAGAACTACCCGTTCCAAGAGACGACGCACACCATCTACGGGAAGGACGTGCACAAGGCCATC